GGGATGCGTATATCCTGGCCCTGGAGGCAGAGAAACATAGAACCCCTGCACAACTGAAGTCCTTGCTCGTCCAGCAGCTTGTCCAACACTCCCTGGATGAGGAGTTTCCCCCTGCTCAGCGTGTGCAATGCCTGAAGCTACTGGGCTCTCTGTTCGAGGTCGGTGCGTTCGTAGAGCGCAAAGAGATCACCACAGTCAAGAGGTCTGATGACATACGCGCGCGCATACTCGAGACACTGAAGGATGTGACAGACGTCCAGGCCATCGATGTGGATGACGGACTAAGCCTACTCGCCGAGCTGCAGCCAGCCAAGGACGACTCCGAAATTCCCAGCTCCGCTGACCCCACTCACGGGGCACCCCCACAAAAAAGTTCCGGGGGGTCGGGTGAGGATACGCATACTATTCCACTCAAATCATCCAGCCCTATTTCCGATTCATCCACAGGAAACACCCCCCCTATCGATTCCGGGGAATGAGGGGTGGGGGGTATATATTTGGCCAAAACCAAAAGTAGTACTAAAGTTACGTTTTGTAACAAGTTACATTCCGTAACTAAAGTATTACAAAGTATGTTAGGGTTAACGTGAAGAAAGTAAACAAAAGTGTTACAGGATTTGAGGAGGGGGTGGGTAGGTGTATGACTGAGAAGCAGAAGACTATATTTCTTGTGATAGATGAGTGGTGGAAGAGGTTTGGGTATGGGCCGTCTGTGGATGATGTGATGAGGTTGACTGGGGACCGGGGCCGTGGGAATGTGGTGCGGACGATGAAGGCTTTGTGTGATTTGGGGATATGTAAGAGGGTTCCCCGGAGGGCCAGGAGTATCCGGCCGGTGTATATCAAGTTTAGGAATATTGAATGAAGATCGACGAGATTGTTACGGCGATAGAGAAGTTACCTGTTGAGGTGCAAGAGCGGGTGTATGAGGACCTGACGGATCTGAAGCGGGCGAAGAAGAGGGAGGAGGCCCAGGTTAACTACATGAAGTATGTGAAGGCGATGTGGCCTGGGTTTGTCCATGGGAGACATCATGCCTTGATGGCTAAGAAGTTTGAGGCGATTGCTGAGGGTAAGTTAAAGAGGCTGATCATTAACATGCCGCCCCGGCATACGAAGTCTGAGTTTGCTAGTTATTTATTGCCGAGCTGGTATCTGGGGAAGAACCCTGGGAAGAAGGTGATCCAGTGTTCGAACACGGCTGAACTGGCTGTGGGGTTTGGACGGAAGGTACGTAACCTGGTGGACTCTGAGCATTATTCAGAGATCTTTCCGAATGTGAGCTTGAGGGTAGACAGTAAGGCGGCGGGGCGCTGGGCGACGTCGGGGGGCGGGGAGTACTTTGCTATTGGTGTTGGCGGTACGGTGACGGGTAAGGGTGCGGACCTATTGATTATTGACGACCCCCATTCGGAACAAGAAGCGGCGTTGGCGGCTGGAGACCCGTCTGTATATGACAAGGTGTACGAGTGGTACACGTCTGGTCCAAGACAGCGTTTGCAGCCTGGTGGGGCGATTGTGATTGTTATGACCCGTTGGGGGGAGAGAGACCTTACTGGCCGGGTGATGAAGGATGCTGCCGCGAGAGAAAAGGGTGAAGACTGGGAAGTGATTGAGCTCCCGGCAATCCTCCCGAGCGGAAATCCCTTGTGGCCAGAGTTCTGGAGCCAGAAGGAACTAGAAGCCCTGAAGGAAGAACTCCCCCCGAGTAAGTGGAACGCCCAGTATCAACAGAGCCCGACGGGTGAAGAAGGGGCGTTGGTTAAGAGGGAGTGGTGGAAGGTCTGGGAGAAGGATGACCCGCCGAAGATTGAGTACCTGATCCAGAGCTGGGACACGGCGTTTACGAAGAGTGAGAGGAGTGACTTCTCGGCTTGCGTGACGTTAGGGGTGTTCTATATGAATGAGAACGTCGAGGATCCTAATATTATCTTGTTGGATGCGTTCCAAAAGCGGATGGAGTTCCCTGAGCTGAAGGATAGGGCGATGAGCCATTATCAGTATTGGGAGCCAGACACGTTGTTGGTGGAAGCCAAAGCGGCGGGGGCTCCTTTGGTTTTTGAGCTGAGGCAGATGGGGATCCCGGTGACGGAGTACACGCCAAGCCGGGGGACGCGGCAGGTGAGTAACGACAAGTTTGCCCGATTAAACTCTGTGACTGATTTGTTCAGGTCGGGTAAAGTATGGGCACCGGACACCCGATGGGCGTATGAGCTGATTGAGCAGATGGCTGCTTTCCCGAATGCTGAGCACGATGACTTAGTTGACGCGACGGTTCAAGCGTTATTGAGGTTTCGACAGGGTGGGTTCTTGCGTCTTCAAACTGATGAGAGAGACGAGCCCGTAAGTTTCAAACGGAAACACGCTTACTATTAAGGTAGAACATGGCAACTAACAGCATGACACCGGGTTTGTATCAAGCTCCCATTGGGTTGGACTCACTTGAGATGGAGCCTGCGCTTGAAATTGAGATTGAGAACCCTGAAGGCGTGAAGATTGATATGGGTGGGATGGAAATTGACCTGATGCCTGAAGAGGAAGAGGGTGAGTTTGACGCCAACCTGGCTGAAGAGATGGACGAAGGAGCTCTTCAATCAGTTGCCGAAGACATTATGGGGCTGGTTGACTCAGATATCTCATCCAGAAAAGACTGGGTTGAGATGTATGTGAAGGGTTTAGAAGTGCTGGGGATGAAATATGAAGAGAGAACAGAGCCTTGGAACGGGGCGTGCGGTGTTTTCTCAACGCTTCTCACCGAGGCCGCTGTTAGGTTTCAGAGCGAGACGATTATTGAGACTTTCCCAGCAGCCGGGCCGGTCAAAACTGAGATTATTGGTGCGATCGATCGGCTTAAAGAGGAAGCCGCCGAGCGTGTTCGGGACGATATGAACTACCAGCTCACGGAGGTGATGACTGAGTACCGCCCTGAGCACGAAAGAATGCTGTTTAACCTGGGATTGGCAGGCGCGGCGTTCAAAAAAGTGTATTTTGATCCGGGCATGGGGCGTCAAACCTCGATATTTATCCCGGCTGAAGACATCATTATTCCTTACGGCTCGACGGGAGTGCGTAATTCAGAGCGCGTGACGCATCTGATGAGGAAAACCAAGAACGATGTGAGAAAACTACAGGTTGCCGGGTTCTACCGAGACGTAGATCTGGGCGAGCCGGTGATGATTCACACGGATGTGGAGAAGAAAAAGGCTGAAGAGCAGGGATACAGCCTGACTGACGACGATCGTTACCAGATTGCCGAGATCCACATTGATTACGACATGCCTGGTTATGAAGATAAGGACGGTGTTGCCCTTCCTTATGTTGTGACGATTGACCGGGCGTCGATGGAAGTGCTGGCCATTCGCAGAAACTGGGAACCTGACGATGAAAACAAGCTCAAGCGCCAGCATTTCGTTCAATATGACTATATCCCTGGCTTTGGTGCTTATGGTTTTGGCTATATTCACCTCATTGGTGGTTATGCTCGCGCCGGTACTGCTCTTATTCGCCAGCTTGTGGACGCTGGTACGCTTTCTAACCTTCCTGGGGGTCTTAAAGCCCGAGGATTGAGGGTTAAGGGCGACGATACCCCGATTGCCCCGGGTGAATTCCGCGATGTTGACGTTCCTAGTGGCGCGATCAAAGACAACATCATGGCTCTGCCCTATAAAGAGCCGAGCCAGGTTCTGTCTGGGCTGTTAGATAAGATCACGGACGAGGCAAGACGCCTGGGATCTATCGCTGACATGAACATCAGTGATATGAGCGCTAATGCCCCAGTGGGTACGACCCTCGCATTGCTCGAGCGCCAGCTCAAGACGATGAGTGCGGTCCAAGCGCGGGTGCATTTCTCGATGCGCCAGGAGTTCAAGCTCCTGAAGTCAATCATCCGAGACTATGCACCGACGGAATATGAGTTTGATCCTGAGAGCGGCGACCGCATGGCCCGCCAGTCGGACTATGACTCGGTTGACGTGATTCCGGTGAGTGATCCCAACAGCTCGACGATGGCTCAGCGGATCATGCAGTACCAAGCGGTCATGCAAATGGCCCAGGGTGCTCCCCAGATCTATGACTTGCCGTATCTGCACCGCCAGATGATTGAAGTGCTGGGTGTTAAGAACGGTGACAAGCTGGTTCCGATGTCTGACGACATGAAGCCGCGTGATCCGATCAGCGAGAACATGGCGTTCTTGAATGGTAAGCCTACGAAGGCGTTTATCTTCCAGGACCATGAGGCGCATATAGCGGTTCACACGTCGATGATGCAGGATCCAATGATCATGGGACAGATTGGCCAGACGCCGATGGCCCAGCAAATGCAGGGTGCGATCATGGCCCACGTTGCTGAGCACATGGCGTTCAACTACCGCAACCAGATCCAAGAGCGCATGGGTGTGACGATGCCCGCCCCTGATGTTGAGCTGCCTGAGCAGGTCGAGGTCCAGCTGTCGAAGATGGTGGCGGAAGCCGCGAAGCAGTTGTTGCAGATGCACAAAGGCGAAGCTGCCCAACAGCAGGCCCAGCAGCAGATGCAAGACCCGATCATCCAGATGCAGCAGCAAGAGCTCCAGCTCAAGGCACAAGAGGTGCAGACCAAGGCTCAGAAGGTGCAGGGCGATCTGCAGATCAAGCAGGCCGAGCTTCAGCTGAAGGCTCAGCAGGCTCAGAACAAGTATCAGGGACCGATGATTGCAGCGCAGGCTGCATCTCAGAAGGCCCAGATGGACATGCAGATGTCCCAGGCGGAACATGCGTTGAGGATGCGTCAATCTCAGCAAACGCATGAGCAAAAGTTGGCCCAGCAACAAGAAGAGGCAGCTCTTCGCGTGCGTGACCAGCTGATGGCTTCATTGTCAAAACGCAACAAAGGAGAGTAATTGGACGAGTATGAATATCTAAACTCTAAGCTCGAAGAGCGGAGAAAAGAACTTGTCGAGTTTTTGGGTGATGGTGGTGCTAAGTCCTACGATCACTACAAAGAGCTGTGCGGTGTTATCCGAGGTCTCCTGACCGCGCAGTCTGAAATAGGTGACCTCGTGCGAAAAATGAAAGACTACGACAATGACTGAGTTTGATGTGAGTGCTGTTGATTTGTCTGGCGTATTGAATGCGTCAGCAGAGGAGAAGGCTAAACAAGTGCCTGATCCTGCAACCTACCATCTCTTGTGCGTTCTCCCAGAGATCGAAGAAGAGTATGGCGATAGCGGCCTGGTGAAAGCCGGCCAGACGATGCATTACGAGGAGCTTCTCTCCCCCGTACTGTTTGTTGTCAAGATGGGTCCAGATGCCTACAAGGACGAGAAGCGTTTCCCTAACGGGCCTTCTTGCAAGGTGGGTGACTTTGTGTTGGTCCGCCCCAACACTGGGACTCGAATCAAGATTCACGGCAAAGAGTTCAGGATCATTAACGATGATTCTGTCGAGGCTGTGGTTCAAGACCCCCGGGGTATTTCCCGTGCGTAAGGAGTAAACATGGCTGACATGGAAAAAGTTGAATTTGAATTCCCTGATGAGGCTTCAGAGAATCCTCGTAAGGGTGGTGCTATGGTCCAGGCCCAGGAAGACGAAGTCGAGATCATCGACGACACGCCTGAGCAAGACCGTAACCGCAAACCGATGGACGAGCCTCCCAAGGAGTTTGAGGAGGACGAGATCGCCAAGTACGACGAGAGCGTACAAAAGCGAATCAAGCATTTCACGAAGGGCTACCACGAGGAGCGCCGGGCCAAAGAGGCTGCGTTGCGTGAGCGTGAGGAGGCTGTTCGTATTGCCCAAGCCATTGCTGAAGAGAACAAGAAGCTGAAGGGCTCCCTGAGCGCCAATCAGAACGTGTTGCTTGAGCAGGCCAAAAAGACTGTAAATGGGGAATTGGAAGATGCCAAGCGCAAGTACAAGGAAGCGTACGAAGCTGGGGATTCTGATGCTCTGGTGGCGGCTCAGGAAGAGCTGACCTCTGCCAAGATGAAGATGGAGAGAGTTAATAACTTTCGTCCTGCCCCTTTACAAGAAGATGAAACTAATGTACAAATCGCCCAACAGCCAAAATCAGCTCCGGTTGACACCAAGCTCCTTGCCTGGCAAGAGCGAAACCAGTGGTTTGGTGCCAACAAAAGAATGACGTCCTATGCTCTAGGACTGCATGAGGATCTGATTGAGGAAGGAATTCCTGCTGGCAGTGACGAATACTATCGACGTATCGACACTGACATGCAGGGACGTTTCCCAGATGCGTTTGAGTCTGGGAAGCCTGCTGATGCTACATCTCGGCAGACAAAATCAAACGTTGTCTCACCGGCAACGCGGAGTACTGCGCCTAAGAAAGTCGTACTTACCAAATCGCAGGTGGAAATCGCCAAGCGGCTAGGAGTTCCTTTGGATCTCTATGCTCGTAAGGTTGCGGATGAAATGAGGAAATGAAAATGACACAGATTCGTGAAAAGCGTGAGATTGGAAGTCGTGAAAAATCTGAGCGCCCCAAGCGCTGGATGCCTCCCCAGCTTCTGCCTGACCCGAACCCGGAGCCAGGTTATGCGTTTCGTTGGGTACGACTGAGCACTCTGAATTCACCTGATGCCACAAACATCTCTTCAAAATTCCGCGAGGGTTGGGAACCTGTAAAGGCGTCGGAACACCCCGAGGTGGTTCTCCTGGGCAACCAAGAAGGTCGCTTTAAGGACTCCATCGAGATCGGTGGTCTGCTGCTTTGCAAAATTCCAGTTGAGTTTATTGAGGATCGTGAAGCGTATTACCTGGATCAGGCTAACGCGCAGATGAACTCGGTAGATAACAACTTCATGCGTGAAAGTGACGCTCGTATGCCTCTCTTCAATGAGCGGAAGACGAAGGTTACTTTCGGTAAAGGTATGTAACTTTTAGGAGTCCAAAATGGCTTATCCCACAGTAAGCGCTCCTTACGGCCTAGAGCCTATCAACCGAGTTGATGGCATGCCGTATGCAGGCGCTATTCGCCAGATTCCCATTGCCGCAGGCTACGCAACCGCCATTCTGAATGGCGCGACCGTGAAACTGAGTGGTGGTTTTCTAGTCGCTGACACCAGCACCAACGCTGCCACTCCCTGTGGCGTTTTGGTTGGTTGCCAGTACATCAACTCCAACGGTCAGACCGTGCAGGGCCAGTACTATCCGGCCAGCCTGTCTACCGCTGCCAACCCGGCTTATGCCTACGTTGTTGATGATCCGAACGCGATCTTCAAGGTTGCCGTTGTGTCTTCTGGCACCACGATGACCTATACGGCTCGCACTGTTGTCGGTCAAAACGTGCCCATGGCGCAAAACGGCGGTTCGACTACCACTGGTAACTCGACCATCGGCGTTGTCGCTTCTGGCGCTGGCACGACCGCAACCATCCCTCTGCGTGTAATTGATGTTGTTCCTGACACCTCTGTTGTCGTTAGCGGTACCACGTACTACTACGAACTGCTGGTGAAGATCAACACGCACCAGTACAACAACACCACTGGCGTGGCTTGATAAGGAGCTAAATCATGGCTATTTCACGCGCACAACTACTTAAAGAACTGCTCCCCGGCTTGAACGCCCTGTTCGGCCTGGAGTACGCCCGTTATGGCGAGGAACATAAAGAGATTTATGAGACCGAAACCTCCGAGCGTTCGTTCGAAGAAGAAACCAAGCTGTCTGGCTTCTCCGCCGCCCCGGTGAAGAACGAAGGCTCCGCCATTGCTTATGACAATGCGCAGGAAGCCTGGACGGCTCGCTACACCCACGAGACCATCGCTATGGGTTTCTCGATCACTGAAGAAGCGATCGAAGATAACCTGTACGACAGTCTGTCCAGCCGCTACACGAAGGCGCTGGCTCGTGCGATGGCGTACACCAAGCAGGTCAAGGCCGCTAACGTGCTGAACAACGCGTTCAACACTGGCGTTACCTACGGCGACGGCGTTTCCCTGTGTAACACCGCTCACCCGCTGATCTCTGGTGGCACCAACAGCAACCGCCCCACCACTGGCGCTGACCTGAATGAAACGTCGTTGGAAAACGCCGTGATTCAGATCGCCGCTTGGACGGATGAACGCGGTCTGCTGATTGCAGCCAAGCCCAAGAAGCTGGTCGTTCCGCCGGCACTGATGTTCGTGGCTACCCGCCTGCTCGAGACCGAGCTGCGCGTTGGTACGACCGACAACGACATCAACGCCCTGAAGAACAACGGTTCCATCCC